GGGATATACTCATCTTCAATCTCGAGCGAATCTTTTAGCTCGCTGAGTTCCCCTGTCACGCAGTGCATAAATGTAGAAGAGATGATTCGGGGCTGGATGACATTCAGCACCTTATTTCTCTTTTGCGGACTGAGGCGAGACATCGCCAACACCGCTGCGTGTTCGATCGCTGGGACCTTATCTTTCAGATCTCGCGGCAAACCCAAGCCGCCGTAGTACTGTGGAACATACCAGGGAATATTATTCTCTAGTCTGGGATGCACTTGTTGAAAGGTGCGCAGTCTACGTAACTGAAGAGTCGTGAAGCGTCTTCGTAGAATCTCTCTCATAATTGGTCTGGAGTTGTGACCATCCGGTCGCTCAGCTTCAAACTGCTTGAGTAATCCCCCCCATCGATCTGGTAAGGTGGTTCTCCACTTGGAATATTCCGAGTAGACCACCCCTTCAAATCTCTGTTTTTTGATCTGATTGACTCGTTGTTGTAGAGTCGGTAGAGGGAGAGCAGTGAGTGATGCGCCGGTTCTCAACTGATGTTCTTCATCATATTTTCGGGCACGGAGAAGATATTGCTCCGGAAGCCAGTCGTTGTCCTCATATTCATCGTTGCTGCCTGATTGGGCGGCAGAGCGGGTTGTTCCGTAAAGAAGCCGACTGTTAACAGCCGGTGCCTTGCGAAACAGGGTTGAAGGTCCCTCACCAGACTTACGTCCGGCAAGGTACTCTCCGCGCGTGTGCTTGTTACCTAGGTAGAAATACATCTCCGAGTTAATAATACACACTTTACGATGAGAATAGTTCTTCCCGAGGGAGAACTTGAGGCCACACTGGCGGGTCACATCCTTCCAAGTCTCATAATGTTGATCATCAAAGCACCAGAAGAGGATGTCGTCACCATTGACGCACATCGGATACTGGTCTAGTTGGAAGTCGGCTCGAAAGCCGTGCTTCTGACGCTCAAGATCAAAGGCTACCTTAGTGGCGGCCAGGTTGACAAGACAGAGAACTGGAAAGGAAGTTGGTGAACCCATAAGTTGCCCCCAGAGCTGTTTATAGCTCTGGCCCTTCTTGGTGTACTGAAGGGTATGATCGGTAAGGCATTGTTTAAGGATGATCTGATCCTCGAATGGAATGTCGAGGCGTTGTGAGATGGCCTGCTGAGCGAAGATTGAAAGCTCAGGGTGTAGCAGATCTGTAGCTGACTCATAATCTCCAGAAATGAATCTCCCTTCAGTCCTTTGAGGCTGAAAGAAAATAGAGTTTCCGAAGACCTGACTCAGGAAGGCGGAGTTACAGGGCTGACCCATAAGGGCACAACTCTGATGTTTCCGCATTCTGCTGTGAATGATCTTTTGCCATCTACGGGCCAAATGATACTTATCGCAATCTCCTTTGGTAATAGTCCGAAC